GGAAGAATGGAAAGAGACAACTTCTCCGAAAATATACTCAGCACCATCATGAGCAAAGGGCATCACATAATAGTCTGTATCAGGAGCCAGACAAGCATACTCTGTAAATATCGAGCCGTCTGTTACGTCGAAACTATAATTGCCTTCGGCGGGATTTCCCGCTTCTCCAATCACCATGCCAGTTGCAAAACCTTCCGGTGTTTTAGCAACAAGAAATCCAAAGAAATACAAATCGCCGTCTTTGACTGTAATCTCTGCATTCAAGGTTGCGTCAAACGCTGAAATATTCGTTACTGGATTTGTGATTACTGTGGTCATGTTTAAACCTGTATGTTATTTTTTTTATTAACCCCTTCACAAAAGCCCCGGCCTTTCGGAGGCGTAGCCCGGCGAATGCCGGGGCTTCTAGCTGAGGTCAATTTATTTCTTACTATTCACTATTCACGCTTCACGATCCTATGTCGCGTAGGTATCTTTAAACAGATACCCCAGGTCGGCGTGCACCTGCACGATATCCGTCTCTTCCGCCACTTCGTACACATCCTGATGCTCGGCGGGTTCTCTCCACGTGGTTACGCGGCGAGGTGCGCCGTCTTCATAGGCGATGCGCGCCTGCAATCCTGCCGTGGCAACTTTCAGGCCCAGTTTCGGAGCGCGATAGAACAGGAAGCCCATGCCTTTGCCGGAGTTTACTTCCCAAATATTCGCGCCGGTGAACTCGGTACCGCCTTTGGTTTCTTTGGCGCTGTTTTTTACGGCTGCGCCGACAAGGACTTCATCCAGCTCCAGCATGGCGGCCAGCAGTTCTTTGGTCATCACGCCGCGCTGTGTGTATTTGATCTTTTCGAGGATCGCCTCGCATTCGCACAGCGACAGATAGGTGGCGTCATCCAGCACCAGCACGTTGGCGCGTTTGCCTGTTTTGCCTTTGATCGCTTTTTTACCTTTGGTGATATCGGCGATAAAGGTGTTGGTCGCGCCCGCCGGAGACCAGAGGCCTTCGGCGTCTTCGCCGCCTGATGCGCCGTCCGCCCAGGTGCCAGTGGTGATCAATGAGCCGACGCGCACTTCTTTTTTGAGATCGACCTTGTCCGCCGCGTATTCGATGGCGTCTTCATCGGGCTTCAGAGGCGGCGCGTTTTTCAGGGTCGAGAAACGGCGGTCTTCGTCGGTGACTTCTTTGGCGAAGGCATATTCCTTGGTGGCCACGGATACTTCGTCAATCTTGTACCCGCCGCGTGCGGCGCGTGTTCCTGCGGCGCGGATTCCGGCTTCATCCCGGAACCAATCTCCCTTGTTGTACACGGTGATCTTTGCCTTTGGGTCGGCGCCGTCGAGTACGGGGAAGACGCGGTCGGCAATGTATTCCGTGTTTTTGAATGCGATGGATATGTTCTGCAACGGCCCGGATACGAGCAGTTCTTTTACGTTTGGAGCCATGTTATTTCCTCCTAATGAGACCCAAGTTTTAGAAGCGCAGCGCGCTGAAACTTGATAGTCGAATTATCCCGCCCGGCGTATGCCGGGCTAGGGATTATTAATTTTCACCCCCACCCGACCTCCCCCGTCAAGGGGGAGGAGAACGAGGCCGTATCTTAATGAACGACGGTACCTAACGAGTAAATGGTGACCGCTTCCGCGCTGCCGGTTACATTATCCAGACGGCAAAGGAACCGCTTGGAATTGTTCTGCGCGATGGTCATCGTGCCGGACAATGTCACGCCAGCGCCTGCTGTCAGCGTAATGGTTTCCGCTGCGTCCGCGTCATTGCGGATGGTGAACTCGAAGCTGGAACCGACGATGCCGCCCGCAAATCCCGCGACGATCAGCGCCGCTGTAGGCGTAACATCAGAGCGGTTGTCGCCTGCCGGATCACGCTTGATCAAGCCGCCGATCAATTCCGCTGCCGTGTAGGTGGCCGCGCCTGCGGTGGTTTTGGTAGTGACGGTAGTGATAAACCAGCCGGTCTGTGTAATGCCGGGAACGTGGCCGACCAATAACACGCTGGCCAGTTCGTCTTCGGCGTCAGTCGGGTCAAGGACAAGCGCGCGGGCATAGGCCAGCGCTGCTGCCGCAGTTTTGCCTTTTCCGGCGTCTGTGGCGGATACGTATTCGGCCTTGACAAAGGCATTGACCGCTATGGCGTCATTCATGACGAGCTTGCTGATGCCGAGCACTCTTACTGCGGCGGCTTCGCCTAAGCCTGGGCAATTTTGCAATATGCCCAGCAGTCCTTCTACTTCGCTATCCGGTCGGCGCACGCCTGTGGATGTCAGGACGACAAATTTATACTGATCGTCAACCAGGCTCTCTATTGCCGGAGCGGATATGTCCAAAATTTTGTTTTCTCCGAACATGGAGCCTCGCTGTGATAACAACGCAGAGAATAGACTCCACCGGGAGTGCCTCCAGAATGCCGGGTATTGCATGGAATACAGCAACAAGATGGATACCGCTGCCAAAAATAAGATCGCTATTACGTTGTACATTTGTAACCTCCTTTATGTTTTTATTGTAGGGCGCAATCGCCGATTGCGCCGGATAGCGGCGTGCACGGGGTGCCCGCCCTACGGATTACGTTCCCTGTATCTCCTGGACGTATTCCTGCGCCAGCGCGGGATTTTCCTTCTGTGCTTCGGCGAAGGCCGCGCTATAGCTTAAATCTTTATTCGCGGCCATCTTGGCGCGGGTAAGGGTTTCCAGTTTTGCGCCTGCTGTGCCGGTGCCGCCGCCAGCGTCTTTGTCGCGTGTGGCAACCTCATTAAAATTGACAAGCGGCGTTGCGGATTCCAGCATTGCTTTCATGCGGTCGAACGCCGTGGCCTTTTCTTTTTTCTCGCCAAATTCGATTTGATTATCGGTTTCGGCCAGAGAGAAAAGTATTTCCGGCAGGCCAAATTTGACGGTGGCCGGGGTGATCTTGCCCGCTGTAACCAGCGACTCGCAAAAAGATGCGATCTCTGTTTTGAGCGTTGCCAGGCGCGACTGCTTTTGCTGTTCGGCAAATTGCGCTTGCGCTTCTTTCTTGCCCTTTGCCTCGGCCTCTTTTTTAATTTTCTCCAGATCGGCTTCTGTAAACTGCTGGCCCGCTAATACCGGAGCTTCACCCGGTATCGCCTCATCCGGGATCTTGCTCACATCAAAGCCGATGGACTTCAAAAACGTTTTCATCTTCTCTTTAAAATTCATATTCTCTGTATCCTCCTTTTCGTTGTAATTGCTTGGTTGTATTGCATCAGCGGCCACTGATCCCGTTGATGCGTCCGCCGCTGATCTTAAATCGTCTATCTTCCAGTCCGGGACAATCCGGTCTGCCGTGTCCTGATCATATTTCTCAATAAGCCACTCGCGCATGCGCCGAAAAACATCGGCAATGGAACTCCAGGCGAATGATTCTGAAAAATCGAAACTTGCCGCTTCGCCATCGCCAAATGCTACGTCCGGCAAACCCTTGACAGCGGGAGGCATTGCGCCCAGGAATGCGACATGCCGAAGGGTGCCGTCCGGGTAGAATGCGGCGGAGCGTTTCTTAATCCGGCCATCTTTCACCATTGTGCCGAATGCCGGTTCCACCTGGCCGAACTTCGCCAGAAGCAAATTGCCCAACTTATCAGCTCCTTTTTTGAGTCCTTTAACCCAGCCATACGCGGGTGCGTCGTCCTTCGGATGTCCGATGCAGGCAGGGGGCTCATGGACGGCGGCATTAAATTTGGCAATCGCCTTATCGATCAGGGCATCGCCGTCATGCTCGACGCCGTTGGAATCGGTTTGTTTTCCTCCCCGGAAAATCGGAATCCATGAATCAAAACCTTTTTGATTGTTCATTGTTTCCTTCCTTTCTTTTTTTCATTATTTCTCCATTATAAAATCATTGATAATGCCGACAATTTCGGCGCTGTTTTTCTCGCTCAATCCCAGATACGGGCGGGCGGGAATATTCCTTTTTTTAAATCCAAACTGATGAACGGCGGCATATATTTTATTCGTGCCTATATTAACCGTGTTATTGCCGATCATCTGATACCGGATGCTGTTCTTTAACTGGCCAGACTCGGTCAGTATCTTGTCGCGCTTTTTATATTTCAGCGTCGCCGGTTTAAGTGCGGCCCAGGGATCGCCTGCCGGATCAGGCCCGCCTGCTTCAAAGCGGCGCTTGGTCTGTTCGGCGATCCTGTCGCCAATGGCCTTCAGGACCGGACTCAGATTCGACATCCGGGAGGCTATCTCTCCGAGTCTCTTCGTGACGGCCTCAGAACCATATACTTTTGCGATAATCTCAGGCATTTAACCCCTTCATTTCCGTCCGCAATTTAGCGGCGATATCTTTAGGCAGTCTGGCAATGACGCCATCGAGTATTTTATGTGATTGCGTTGCCGCCGCTTCTCCGGCATTATATCCCCAGCCTTTATCTATCCCGACCGGCTCGCCCGATGCTTTATCGATTGGCGATGGAGGCGCTTCGCCCAGTCCACGTTTTTGCGCTTTGACGTATTCGCTGCGCGTTGATCCGTAAACCCGGCAGGTGCATCCCCAGCCGTTGGGCGGATAATGTGTCTGCCACCAGGGATCATCTGCCGGAAGGGTAATACCGTCCCAGGCTAAATGCGTAGGACGCGGCACCCTGCTGTCTCCGTGCTTGTAGGTCAGATATGGCATGACCTGTAATTGCTCCGGATCTGTAAGCTGTGCCCAGCGACCGGCGGCATAGGATGTGCTGATGTTGCTGGAATAGATCAGCGCGCTGCGCCAGTTGCGCGTGCCGTTGTAGCTCCAGCCGTTTTTCTCCACGATGGAATCGAAGTCCTTGCGGAAATCCTCCAGCGTGGTTCCCTCGGTGATGGCCTTTTCCACGGCATCGCGGAAGTCGGCCAGAAGTTCCGCCTTGTACGCGCCCGCTACCATGAAGCCTTTGGTGTGCTGGGTTTTCCAGAGATCGTCCCAGCGCGCCGTCGGGATATTCAATTTGTTTTTGAAAAATGATTCCTGCTCGGCAAACGGCAATTTAAAAACTGCGGCGAGTTCGGGATCATTGATATTTTTTTGAGTCGTTCCCATTAACGCTCCCTTTGCGCTTCATAACGTCCCGCGGCTTCGGCCAGGAGCATACCCCTGGCAATCACCGCGCCGAGCTTGGCCGGGTCTAATTCACTATATAGACCTACAATGCGGTCTTTCAGATCTTCCATGCTCTCCGCCGATGCCACCAGATTTTTTAGACCGTCAATAAAAGCGTCGGTCAGAGGAAGAGCATCTTTACTGATTATATCGGCAAGAATATCCGGAGTGTCTTTTTTTGCGCTTTCAGCGAATTGAGGAAGACCTCCCTGCGGATTAAGTAACGGTTTGGATGGAATAACCAGCACGTCGCCTTCCCGTGGCGCGGGGACGCCGTAGGTTTCGTAGAAATAATCCACGGCAACCGGCAGGCCGATATCGACTACCAGCGTTTTGTCGATGGTAATGCGGTCGGTCAGATCGGGTTTGCCGTTGGCATAGGTTTTGATCTTCGGATAGGCCGTGACATTCGGGAAGTTGTAATCGACGATCCACTTGATGAGGGTGTCATTCAGACAGCCATCAAGCAGATCGGCGTCGGCTTCGATGATTTCCTGCCGTACATCGCCTTGCGTGTCCTCATTGCCCAGTTTCCCCGCCGTTCCTTCGGTGGATGCCGTCTGGCCCAGAACGGCTTTGGATATCTGCTTATCCATGTATTCGCAAAGCTGTTCGTGCGTGACGGTTCCAGCGCGTGAAGCCTCCAAAAATTCAACGGTCATGTTGTCCGGCATGGTGATGCCGGTATCGGTCTGGATGGCTTCAATCGCATCCAGAAGTTTCTTTTTCGCCGCATCAAGCGTGCCGGAGGGGTATTTGCCGACGACGGTCGGCATGCCGAATTTTTCCAGGAAGATCATCCAGAATTTTATGCCGTGCTTTTTAAACCACACCGGCCACCAGATACGCTGGCCCAAACCCCGTCCGTAAGGATTGTCGCTATCGCCATAGGTATATACGACAAATTTGTTTTCCGGCAGCGCTTCGCCGTCGATCATATTTTGCAGGGTTAATAATCGCAATTCGCGCTGAGGCGTGAAGATAAACCGGCGCGGATGCTTGCCGATAATTTTCTTGATCGTTATTTTTCCACCCTCTCCACTCAAGGGCGAGGGAATATGGTGCCAGAGGATCTCCGCCTCGTAATGTCCGTAAAGAACAGCTCTCAGCAACTCCTGCCTGGCCTGATCGAAATTGCAATCCATAAGCGTTTGAGAGACGAAATCGGCAACGACTTGCTCCTGCGTAGTGGCGGAAGGCCTGCCTAGTTTGCGCGCGGATTTGGCAGGGATGATCTCCCACTCCTTGCCGACAACGGCCAGGGCGCGTTGCTGTAAGACAGATCCGGCATGGGCGTCGCGTTCGACCTCATCGTATAATCGCAATCCTCTGCCCGCCGCTTCGGAGCGCAAAACCGGATCAGGGTTTTCAAGCCGCTTGATCCAGCCCGCAAACATGTCAATGTCTTTTTCGAGGGTGGCGATTTCGTCGGTTGTCGCGGGCGCTATTTTCTTATTATCGTCCATTTTTTAAATCCTCTGTAAAAAATCAGCCAGGCGTGCGGCATATTTTGCCCCTGTCTCGCGCGAGGTTATGTTTATAAACAGTGTCAATGAAACTCCTGCCCCGATGTAGCCATTTTTCCCCGAAAATCGATTGTGGGCGATATTTGCGTTAATCAAATTCATCTTGATTATCTCCCTATAAATCGATTCATACTGCCGCTTGCCGACACGCTGGTTTTGCCGGTGGATTGATACTCCATTAATCCATTTCCTTTTTGTAGGGCGCTGATCGCCATCTCCGCCGCGTCCGGGCCGTCGTCATGGACGGTCGGGTTGAGTAGATAGACAAACTGCTCAATCAATAATTTCTGATCGCTGTGATTTTTCTCGAATTGCAGTTTTTTATATTCCCATAAATAAGAGCAGGTGCCGATAATGCGCGCAATCTTTTGCGCGTTGTGCTGCACCGGCGACCAGGGCAGGTACCTGCCGACCTCTTTCGCGTAATTTAAAATCGCGTCGTGCAAAAAATCCTTGAACATATTTTCTTCAATCACGACGACGCCGGGGTAGAGATCATTCTGCGCGTAGGCGGCGGCGAACATTTCGCCGAGCGACCGTTTCTTCACCCAGGCGTGCATGCAGGGGAAGACCATCCGCTGCCGGTCGAAGCCGAACGTCACGACGGAGCGGTAGTCGCTGCCCTTGCTGGATGTGCCGGAAGGATCGACGGCGGTCGCAAAAAGAAGTTCCCTGCGCGCCAGCTCGATGCGCTCGAAATAAGTGATCTGGTCTTCCGGGAACGGCGAATCTTCGGTGCCGACCTTGTTGCGGTATTCCTTATTAAATGTATACGCGCCGACATCATGCTTCTTGCGCATGAGTCTTTCCCATGACCAATTGGCCGGCCACAGCGGGAGCTCTTTTTCTTCATCGAGTATCGCGTCATAGACCTTAGAGTAATAACGCGGCTGGCCTTCCTCGTCCTCATCGGCGATCAGCTGCGAAATGGCCGAGAGCGGATGAAAAAGATTTGCCACCATGATGGCGGAATAGCCTTTGCCCAGAGAGCCGAGCACCGCGCCGCGAATCCAGTTGATGATTTTTTTCGTTGTCCGGGGATTCTCGACGGTCTCGTCGTTTTCCATGTCATCGAAGATCACCATGTCCGGGCGGTATTGCCGGTAGCGGATACCGCGCACTTTGTCGCCGCGGCCGCGCGCCAGAACCTTGACGCCGGTGGTTGTCTCGAATTCGTCATCGCTCCAGTTTTTTGTTTTGAGTTTTCCGAAATCATGGATGATGCGCTTGTTCTCTTCCAACTCCAGTTTGATCGGAAGCGAAAATGCCGTGGCCTGTTCGTGCGTATCGGAGCAGGGCCAGATAAATTTCTTTAATTTGTAAACAATCTTGTGGATCGGATTGCCGAAGGTGAAGAAGGTTGATTTGGCGTGTTCACGCGGCGCGCCGTACAAGATCAGCTGATCTTCCAGTTCGGTTCCTTCCTGCCACTCAGTGTGAAAATCGCCGAAGTCCACGCTGAAATAATGCGGCAGATAAGTGGCAAAGAAATACAACAAGTCCGCGCGTCCGCGCTTTATCCGCGCGGCCTGCTTTGCCGGAGTGTCGTTCTCAAAAGGAGAAACGCTTTCGCGTATCCACTTTTTTAACTCCTGAACTTGTTGATCGAACTGACCTTCTGATAAATTAGGCCGCTTCTTCATCACTGCCATTTCTATCCTTCTTTCAATCCGGCGCAATCGGCGATTGCGCCCTACCTAATTGTCATTGCCCTGGTCGAAGATGACCTTTAGGTTACCTGACCGGGCAATCCAGCGTTCATAATTTCCGTCTTATATTGCATCGTCATGGCGTCGAAATCCGCCGCCAGTGTTTTCAATCCTTCGGGATCGTTATTTTTCAGCCAGGTAACAATCCATTGAATGTTTTCCAGAAATACTTTGGCCTTGTCGTAGCCTGGGCCGTTGCCTTCCTGCGCCCGGAACTTCACCACCAGCGCGCCGAGCTTGCTTAAATTATCCAGGGACGCGCCTTCTATCGCGCCGGGCTGGCGCTCTTCGGCGTAGGTCAGTTCGCGCTCGAGCAGGGCTTCCATGCGCAGGCCGAAGTTGGCTTTGCGGGCGCGAGCCTTGTCCCATTCGTCAATGTCTTCACTCGGCTTTTTGGTCAGGCCTTTCCATGCGGATAGTGTCTGCCGGGATACGCCGAGTTCGGTTTCAATCGCGGAAAGCGATTTGCCGTCGATGTACAACAGCCTCGCAACGGGTTCGAGTTGTGTCTTTGCGCCTTTTTCAGCCAAGTTGAAACCTCGTGAATGGTGAATAGTAAAAGGTGAAAAGAATAATTCCCAAAATCACCCATATAAATATTGAGATAATTACGCCGTGTTTGTAGTCCATGTCTTCTATCCATAGCCCAGCGTCGAGAGCTGTATCTCCCAGCCACGTTATGCAAGCCAGGCTCAAGCGCAACAGGAGTACCGGCAAAAACGCCGCCATTAAAGAATTAAAACGTCTGATAAATTTCTTTGTCATTTCACTCTTCACTTTTCGCTTCTCACTATTCACCATTAACTGCTTATCGCAGCTCCTCTTCAATCCGTTTGATCTCCGACGTGGCGGAAACCAGCTCCGCCCATTTTGATTTCAGTTCGTCGAACTGATTATCCACGATATCAATCGGCAGATCCTCCGGGCGTTTGAGCGAGCAATCCAGATTGATGCAGATAGTCTGAGCCAGGGATTCGATTTCGTTCCGCAGGCGCTTGGCCTTGAATTCCAGATTTGTTTTTTGCGTGCGCAGCATTTCGTTTCGTAAACTCATTTTATTCAAGCCTCCCTAATGGCCGGGATATCAGTTTATGACACGGCGTCTTGGTCTTGAGATAAGTGGTCAGCTCTGACGTTGCCGCAGTGCTGAGGCGGATGGTATCAACGTGTTCCTCGGCCATTTTCTCGTAGCGTTCGACCAGCTTGACGTTGTTTTTATACATCTCGATTACCGCGCCGAAGCGCTTGTCCTGCGACCGGGAAACTAGAAGCATGATTAGCCACGGCCCCAATATAACGGCGACAATCACCGTGCCGATAGGCCATGTCCCGATTTGGTTGATGATGGCGGCGATTGCCGAAAGAGCCGATACTTGATCCGGTGTCATATTTTATTCACCTTTCACGTTTCACCTTTCACAGTTATTCGTCTTCAAATCCTCGTCGCTCTGCCAGTGTCTGGCATGTTACGCAGCGGGTTGCCTGCGGGTTTGCTTTTAATCGTTTTGCCGGTATCGGTTCTCCACAATCCAAGCAGTCCTTCTCAATGACTGCGCAGCCCGGCGTATGCCGGGTTCTTTTTCCAAAATGTTTCTGCAATGCTTCGCGCCGGAAAAGGTCTTCATTCGCCTGCGCCCTGTCGATGATATCGGCCATGTCAATCCGCTTTCCCGTTTTTCTTGTCGAACGAGCGGCCCGTGGTGTAGCCCAGATAACCAGCGCCCATAAGCACCCACATTGCCTCCGGGATAGCCGCCAGCCACGCTTTTACGCCTACGGTAATGTCGGCGGCGGTGCCGGGACTTATTGAGTACACTATGCCCATCGGTATCGCGCCGAGAATCATGATGTACATGATGTATAAAAACGATGGCCGCGCGCGGGATGTCCATTTGTCCTGGCTGGATGCCTCGGCCACCATGACGCTGAGGCGCGTGGTTTCGATTTAGGATTCGATCTCCTGCGCCTGGAGCGCGATCTGCGCGGCCTTCTCGGCGCTCATCGGCTCTTTGCCGGTAATGGCTGTGCGGATATCCTTGAAGAGTTGACCCGCGCCGCTCAGTACGCCGCCGACATCGATATTGGCAAGATTTACACCAGACATTCTTCTTCCTCCTGTGCTTCCTGTGTTTCGGGGAGTTGCGCTTCCGGCGCGGGGATATCCATACAATGCGCCAGCAGGATGCCCATGTTCTGGGCGCGCCATGTCGTTACGTCGAAGCCCGGACACAGCTTGGCGACTTTGGGCAGATCGCGGTGCCCGAGTATTTCCGCCGCCGGATATAGTTTTTTAAGGATGTGCGTTATTTCGCTGAGCGACAGCCATTGCCGCTGATAAAAGCAATCGGTTCCGATCATGCAGATGCCGATGGAATCGGTATTGTAGCCCGCCGCGTGTGCGCCGATCTCTGAGATGTCGCGGCCCGGATGGATCTCGCCGTTGATGTAAATCACAAAGTGATAGCCGATGGATTGCAGTTCGGTATTCTGTGCCCGCGTGCGCAAAAAGCCGCGAGACCGATGCCAGGCGTTGATATCCTGCACGGTGTGCGGCCTGCCGTTGGGTGTGGCTGAACAATGTATGATGATGCGCCTGATCGCCCGTACCATGTGCTCCCCCGCTTTTTTCCTTCGCTCTTCACCTGCCGGGTGACCGGGCGGGATGGCGACCGCCCGATCAGTTCCGGCAAGCTATAGCGAGGAGATGGTCATGTCGAGGTGGACAATAGCGGATTGCGGCGGAAGTGTCTTTTGCCGTGTGCACAAAAAAACCGCTCTTCCGGGGTAGAAGAACGGTATCATATTACGTGCGCGTTATACTTTTATGCGCGAGAAAAGTCAAGCCTCATCCCACATCGTGCATTGCTTCGAGAGTTCTTTGCGGTTCTCGATGATGTCGTAAATCTCGCGGATGGACATGCCGGTTTCCAGCGCCATGCGGCGCGGATTAAAGGGTCTGTCAGGGCTGGCGGTTTTGTGGCTTTCCAGGATGTATTGAATCTTGGCCGGTTTGAAAAGTTTTTCCGGGCTTTTCAGATACACATAAACGCTCGGCAGCTTCTGCGCCAGCTTGATGGTGTTCTCCAGCCCGATGGCGTCAACGATGAGTTGATAATCCTCGGGAAGCTGTTCGGGCTTGATGTAGTCTATCCAGTTCATTTTACTATTCACTATTCACCCTTCACGCTTCACGTTCTTAATCATGCCCTTTAATCCTTCAATCGCGCGTTGGGCCTGGGCGGATGTGCGGACGCGATCGGTCTTGATATACTTGGCCAGCCAGCGCTGGAAGCCGTCCGCCAGTTGCCATTGGATTTGCACCTTGAGGGTGTCGATCATATTGAGTTGATCGGTCGATGGCAGGAATGTGACGTTCCGCGCGGAAGACCGGCGTGCCGGACTGCGGCGTGATCGGCGATCCCGCCCTACGATTTTAAAGCCCAATGTTTTGACAAAATAATTGATTACGGCGTCAGCTTCAAAATAGGTTAAATCCTTGCTTGATGTTTTTTTGCCTTTGGTCTGGCCCGCGATGATATCGCGATATTCAACGTCAGATAGTTTACATTGCGATTGGGCGATATGGATTAGCTGCTTTTGTTTGGGTTCGATCATTTTCATTTTGTAATTTCCTTATTATCATCCTTGCTCATCAGGATCGAGTAACCGGCTATGTCGCACGCCGGATTTTCTCCGAAAGCGTCTTTGCTGGTGGCGATACGGAAAAGCTTGTCGATCACTCTGACCATGTAGAGCATATCCTGATATTGAGCGGGCTGAATTCCGTGCGGATATAATATCTTGATGATTTCTCCGGCGTGTTGAAAACTGCTGCCATAGGCTTTATTTTTCTCATCAACCAGTGCGCCGATAACGCGGCCTATTTCTTCATAGATCATTATCCCATCCCCTTAATGATGTCCTTTACGTGCATGAGATTTTTCTGCGCCTGTTCCGGCGTCATTCTCGCCGGAACGGCCTCTTTCTGTAGGGCGGGCACTCCGTGCACGCCGGGCGGATCGTTCGGCGAACGATCCCTACAATAACCGGCACGCTGGTTATCTTCGCGCGCGCGCAGATCCTTTTCGGCCTGGCGGGATTGATTCTTGCCTTCGCGCTCGGAGATCCCGACCATGACTTTCTTTAAATAGTTGTGGTTTTCAAGGTGCTCTGAAAAATTCTTTTTGATGCAGATGTCGAGCGCCTCGCCGATTCCGGCGTGACTGATCGGATAGATTTTTTTCTGTAAGCTAAACGATTGCGCGTCGAAAAGTTTTTTCAGCTCTTCGATGATGAGCCTCAGCTTCTTGGCCTTGATGTGCATGGGCGTGACGCCAAATAATTGAGCGTATCCCATGACCAGGTGCGAATAGCGCGAGCCGAACGACGGCAGCGCGGCAATGATAAATTCCAGATCCTTGCTTATTTGATTATCCATATAATTGCTCTCCTTGTTACAATGCGGGCAGGTTATAATCATGTCGCTTCGCTCCAGTTCTAAGTTCTAAGTTCTGCGGTGTCATTCCCGCGCAGGCGGGAATCCAGTTTATTCACAGCCTCTATTGCTTCATGATAAGAATAAAACCAAGAGACCATGCGTCGCATAAGTCCTATTGATTCGCCCTTTGCGACAAGTCCAAATATTGGCACTCCGCTACCATAGGCCGCGCCGACTTCCGCCCATGCGTCAGCACCGGACGGCCCGATGTAAATTACCAGGTGCGATTTGGTAGCACCATCAATGTCATAATGAAACTTTTCTTCACCATCCTTGCTGTTTATCCATTTTTCGATATCAAATTGAAGACCGGCGCGTCCCTCATCAGAAACAGCGCGCTCGACAAAACTAATAACTTCATGCCCTGCCATCCGAAGCAAACGCGTCAACATCTCCACCGCGTGCTGATTTTTCCAACTTGATGCAATATAAATTTTCATTTCCGCTTCTCCTGTTCGATTATGTTATTTAAGAATTCCTCTATTCTTGATTTTGCGTCCGCAATAATGTGTTGGATGGGCGGACACTCTTTTCGATGCACGCAAAACGCGATGTCGTCATCGTCTATGTTTTCCAGCTCTTCGATAAGAGTTTGTAACTCCTCCAGCCGGAAGACTTCTGTGCATGAGTATTGTTTTGTGTGATCAAATATTCTGCTCATGACTTCTCCTGTTTGAGTTTTAGATTGTTACATTTAATTTGATAAGCCAGTTTACCGAGTGCCACCATGCAAATATGCCACGCCCATTGCTTTCCTTTTAGGCCTAATGTGTCGCTGATTTCCTGATAAGAACACACACCCTCTAAATTATTTTCCCGTGATATTTTTTCTCCGAGAGCGTGAAAAAATTTTTCTGTCGGTTTAAACATTATTATCTTTCCTGGATTCCCAGGGCATTCGCCCTGCTCGCGCCGTTTACTCCGGCGTATGCCGGATGCGCGGGAATGACATTTTACTTTTTACGCTTTACTTTTCACGGGCGTTAAGCCCACTCCTCACATCCCTTTTTCTCGCCCGGCTTAGGTATCGATTCCGGGAATAATTTTTGTTTTTTAAAACAGTATGCCCAATGCCAAACGTTCGGCTCATGCCGCCATCCGTAGTGTTTGCAGTTTGCGCAGATTCTTTCTTTGGGCTGTTCAATTTCCGGCGACATTTTGGGCTAATCCTCTAATCTTCTAACCCGTCGAAACCTCTAAACGAACTTGCATTTCTGCCCGGCCTTATTGATGTAGTACGGCGTTTTGCCCGGCGAATAAATCACCGCGAACGGGCGTCCGTGCTTGACGTATAGCTGACGCTCTTTATCCGGCGACAGATCCAGATCGATATCGTTGTACAGTTCCTGCCGCAAATCCTCAATGACCGCGTTGCTGATGGCGCTCCACATGAGCAGATACACCCAGATGATGATCGTCAGGACAACGATGCCCAGGCCGATGCTCAACTGGTGTCGATCCAGCCATGCCAGCGCGCGCTGTAGGCGGCGCGGGTAGACGACTTCGGCCATGCCGCAGTTTTCGCACGAGGTCATAATCGCGCAGTTGCTCGGATAATTCGGATCGTGATGACAGCAGACATCTGTGTTGCAGATAGGTTCGCCATAAATTAATTTCTTCATAAATTCTCCTTGCTAATCTTCTAATCTTCTAAACCGTCTAAACTTCTTTTTTCAGTGTGTACTTAAATTCTTCTTTTGTTTTGCGTTGAGCACCGATCAGCGTGAGTTTGGCGTCGGGCCACTTTTCGATGGCGTCGCGATCCAGCGACTTGACGATTTTAATCACATCGTCAAATTTCAGTTTCTCGCATTCGGCGAGCGCGGTTTTCGGGATGCTGACCTTATCGCCGAGGTTACGGATCAGGGAGCCGTGCGCCAGGTTGACAACGTCAATTACACCGCCAAAAAGAAGCTCTTTGTTTTTCTTCATCAGAGTTGTCAGTTCTTTTTCCCGCGCCGCCAGTTCGTCGCGCAGTGGATTCAGCCACGTGCCGTAACGCGCGGTGACGGCTTCCATCTCGGCGTTGGCGCGGGCTTCCAGATCGGCGATGCCGTCGATCACGTCGCGCATGTAGGAGAGGATGTCGTTGGCCTCGTCTTTCACCCGCCCCAGGCCCTTCCCATCAAGGGAGGGGGTACTCTTCACTTTTCTCTCTTCACTTTTCACTATGTTGTAGCCTCCATATCTAGTTTTAGTTGGCCGAGGTATTCGGGCAGAGAAACTTTTTTCATTTTCGCGTTGCGCATCAAGATGAGCAGGGCGCGGCGTTCCGCTTTGCGAAGAAAAGCAACAAATTCGCTGGTGGCAGCGGCGATGTAATATCCGCCGCCGTGTTGCGATGATGTGGAGCAGATGGGGACGCCGTCTTCCCGAAGGGCGGTGATCAGTGTGCGCAGGGCGCGGGTGTCGTTGATCTTATTATTCCAGGGACGAGCAAAGACTGCTTCATACAGCGCCGTCATGCTGATGGCGTTGATTTCTCCGACGTGGTCAAACATTGCCGACTTCAATCGGTTCCTGTTCCCTACTGTGTCTATTTCATTTTTCTTAATTTGTTCCATTTGGTGCCTCCTTTAAGATTCATCTCCTCGCAAGATTAATCTTAATCCGGCGCGTTCGGGGAACGCGCCCTACCTCGTAAATATGTTCCAAACAATCGGCGCGAAATATAACGTTGCAATAACAACAACGCTCCAGCACAGGATTTCCAGCGACCATGCGCCCAGCGGCACTCTTCTTTTTTTGATCGGCATTTTTTCTATGTACGGCACAAAGTTTTTAATCATCGTCTCACCCCCATCCGGCATTCGCCGGACTTTGCCTGGCCTCCCCCCTCAAGGGGGAGGGAATTTCTATTCACCATTCACCATTCACGTTTCACGCCCGGCTGCGCCGGGCTACACTGCCATGATGACTTCTTCAGTCACTTTCTTTTCGCCCATTTCGTAGGCGAGGTTCATCGCGCGGGCCGCGTAGTTATTGACGATCAGCGGATAGGCATGGCTGATGGTTTTGTTGCGCCGATCCTGTGTGGTCAGTCTGCGGCCCAGCGCGCCGAATGCGGCGTCGTCGAAAATATCTTCGATCTTGGAATTAATGCGCTTGAATTTGAGGCGCAGATAATCTTTTGTGCTGCCGTTGAGGCCCCGGATTTCGCATGTCTGAATGCGGCGGATAACCTCGCGCATTTCGATGTGGCGGCTTTCATCGAGCAGGTTATTCAATTCCGTCTGGCCCAACAGGATGATGCCGAGCAGTTTGCGGTAGCCGTCTTCGATCTCCTGAAATCGCTTCAGGTACTTCAACGTGGCGATGCTGAGATCATGCGCCTCTTCCAAAATTAAAACGCTGCGGAAGCCCTGCTTGGCGCGTTCCTGGAGGAGTTTGTGCACCTGCCGGGACTTGGCCTCCAGCGTGCGCTTGGGAGATTGCTCCGACAGATCCATGATGATGGCGTCGCAGATCGATGAGAAATTGACGCGGGACTTGTCTATGATCTGCGGAAAAATAACGATGGTGTCGCCATCCTTGTTGAGTTGCTCCATGACTTTGCGGCGGATGACGGTCTTGCCGCTGCCGACTTCTCCTATGACGGCGAGAAAGCCGCTGTGCCTTGCGGCGTCGAGCATTGCCGCTTCGATGTAGCGGTGCTCCTCGCTCATAAAAATGTCCGTGTCCTTCTGGATGTCATCGATAAACGGATTTCTGAATACCTTAAAATGTTTCATCGCTTCCTGACTGATCATCTCTACCTCCTTGATTATTGTTATTTCTGCGCCCGTGCTGAATACGGGCTTTTTGCGTGTTTCCCATGTTCTAATACTGCGTCCCGCTGGTGGAGTTTTGCGCAGATCCTTGCCCAGCGGCTTCCAGATGTCCGCCATTTTCATCTCGCGTTCGGCCAGCCATTGAACGGCCTTCGGATTTTTGGGTAATTCAAATTCGATGATACGCTGAAAATCGGGGACTTCCTTTGGAATGTATCCGCGATTGAGCGCGAGATTGATGGACGGGCGGCTTAACTGCGTGAGATTGGCCAGCCACGCCTGGCTGATGCCGCAATCGACGCACAAGCCCTTTAAAACGATGGGCTTAAATGCCATCTCATATGCTGTTTGTTCGTTAACTTTTGGTCTCGCCATCTTGCCTCCTGGATTCCCGCCTGCGCGGGAATGACAATTATTTATTCACCATTCACCATTCACTATTCACCGGGTCATCCGGTCGCTTCGACCGGAACTCCGGCGTATGCCGGATTCCATGACCCGCTCTCTATCGCCGCGATCACCTCCTCCGCGTCGTTGATGGTAATGCCTTGCTCGTATTTCATGCGCAGTTCGTTATTGAGCGCCGGTGTGACGACGCCGATCTCGCTGCGCAGTTTCTTTAAAAATTCAGTAAAGGAAATCATCCGTGCGGCTGTCGGGCGCTGTATTTCGGCGGCGCTGGATGTGAGCGGCTGATTCGCCGGTTCTTCCGGATGATTGATGTCCAGCGGCGTTCCCTTGCGTTCGATGAATTCGAGGTTGCCGACCTTATCCGCCTGGTGCCCGAATACTTTCAGCGGCGATTCAAAGCCGACCGGTGGCGCGACGCCCATGCGCTTGTCGCCGGTGCCCTTCCATGTGATTCCCCATTGTTCGGCTGTGTCTTCCATTTCTGTTTTGGCCCGTTGCGTTTCGGTATGTTTCGGCGTCTTGTATTCGCCGTAAGTTGTGCCGTTGGTGAGCCTGCCGTAGATGTCTTCCGGGATCGGCTCGCACAGCCAGACCTTGCCGTTAAAATGCACTTCGATGTTCGGGTATTCGTAAGGATGCCGCACGACGTTGACTTTCTGCCACGCGGCCTGGGAATCCTTGATCTGATAAGAGCGATTGTCCACGCTGATCAGGCACGCGCCGTCGGCGACGCGGGTGAAGGCAGGTTCGCGGATCAGCAGACGGTAAAGTTCTTCTTCCGGACACAGGCGCAGTTGCTCGGCGGTAATGTATGACCACAGCACGGAGCGCGGCGCGATGTCGCGCATTTTGATCGCGCCGTTGGCATAGATGCACCAGTCGAGCGCCCAGCGGTTGAGTTCATTCAGATCGGCGGGACGCTCGAATTTTAATCGTGCCTCAAATCTATTGATGTAATGCATCAGGCCTTCGATTGCGCCCTTTGCGCGCGGGTTGCCCGGCATGTGCGGTTCCAGCTTGATGCGCAGGGCGTCAAACAGCGCCTGGTTGGCCTTTGCCGTGGCGATGGAGCCGCGATCCACCACGAGCAGGAACGGGACGCCGTGCATCCTGAATTTGCCGAGCTTGGGCGCTGAATCGCCGTTCCATAAATTTTTGATGAGTTCGTCCTTCGGGCGCATGGCGCGGAAGAGAAATTCCGAGCCGTCAATCGCGCGTTCGCCGGTGGCGTAGAAATATTTAAAATAAAAAGCCCCGCTGCAATGATCGACGACCGCGTAGCGGAGCAGTTCTTTTTTGATTGTTTTGGCTGTGGCGACGATTTTGTTTTTGTACATCGTCATTTCAGTGTCGCGTTCGCCCATGCCTTTTTTCGGGTCAAGAAAATACTGAAGGCAGTTGGTCACGTCGAATTGCCAGACATGGTTCGGGTGCTTCGATAGCAAACGCTGATGCGGCGCGGGCCGGAGCATGTCCTTCGCGGATATGTTTTCCTGCCTCAAGCGTGCGAGAAAGCGGTGGGTGGATACGCCGCCGGTCTCTATCCCGGAATCGTCCAGGATCATCTTCGCGTCGCAGGCGGGCAGGGGAATTTCGTTGGATTTGCGTCTGGATGTAAGTAATAGCGTAGAGGCGTTGAGAAGAATCTCCCGCGATGCGCTAGACTTTCCTTTTGTTTTACGCTCCTTCCGAAACCGAACCCCCCGCGCCGCCGCGTACCTGTTGATGCTGGCCGGTGTGACGCCGTAATGCTTTGCGAGTTCCTTTGTCTTCTGCGCGGCTTCTTTTGGCGCAAGCCCGCGCAGGCTTGATTCTACGTGGTTTAAAATGGTTTCCGATACTGCCATAGTTCCCTCTTGTCATTCCCTTGATTGTCATTGCGAGCCGCGTCTTACGCGGCGTGGCAATCTTGGAATTTATTTCTTGCTTTTCTTGGCCGCTCTCTCTTCCATCTTCGCCGCAACTTTCTTGCCCATGCCTTTGCCCGCTGTCATGGGCAGGTTGTCGATCATCACGTCCGTGGGCGGCAACTCCATCTCGGATATCTCCCAGGGAACATCTTCCGCGTCTTTGTAGGCCTCGTTTAAATCCATGCGCTCTTCCATGCAG